AACGGCGCCGTGTTCTGCCGCTATAATTCCTTCCTCGAGCGAAACAATATGGATGGTGTCCACGCCACGCCATAGCCTGGTGCGCTGGCAAAATTCCTGGACGGCCACCCGAATGGCATCATTTACTGCCGGCCTTGGCGCGCCTTCCACACGCGGTAGAATCTTACTCAAGAATGCCTCAAAGCCAATCATGCCTCACCCGCCTGTGCTGATACCGCTTGCTGGCTCTGGTTGCTAGTGCCAAGGGCATCGCTGAACTGTTGGTAGAACATTACTGCCAGCTGCGTATCGGCGTATTCAGAGTCTTTAGATATCGCCCTGTGGACAACGTAACTGGTCAGCGGGTCAATGTATTCCGGTCCCATTGGGACGCTCGAGGCTATGGTGAACACCTCCGGCATTCTGACAACCAGCGCTTCCACCACGGTTCCAGCTATTGCCGGCGGATAAACGTAGAACTGGGTTGGCTTGCGCTCGTCATACGTGAAATGGACAATCTTGCTCGTTGGCAGTGTCTGGTACCAATCCGGCTCCCAGCTGTCCAGCTGACGCCGTGAAGTACGTTCGATAGGTCGGCCACCAATGACGCGGATCACATCAGATAGCAAAATTGCGCTGTCAGAGAGCGTCTGTAGTGCGCCTTCCACCAATGCAATCTCTTCCGTCTGTGTTCCCGCCGGCGGCCTTGCTCTTAAAATGGCTGCCGTTCCGTCATACGCCCAATAAAGAAGCTCGTCGATCGTGTAAGTGACGTTCTCAATATCGTTTAATAGCAGGTTGGCCCGCTTGGTTACTTCGGAAACGGCAAACATAATGATTACTCCTGGTCTTCGGCGCGCAAGTCTTCCAGCAAGGTTTCAAGCTTGCGCCGGCCTGCCTTTTTGCCAAATACTTCTTCCCATTCAAGACGAACGGCGCCTTCGTTTACGGCTTCATCTTCATCAGTCGCGTTGCGCCCATCATCTGGCGCGTTAACCGGTCCCAGACTGTTTTCGTTTTCGTCTTCTGGCTCCGGCTCAACGTAACCTTCAATATCATCATCTGAAATTTCAATGTCGCCATCCAACGAACTGCCGGACGGCTGCAATGTGTTTTCGGTGTCGGGGTTAGTGTCGGATTCAGTGCTGCCATAACCAAAATCATCTTCGTCGTCTGTGACAATTCGGTAGGCTTCCGATATCGCCAGGAGTCTGCCCACTGCTTTTTTGTCTTTCACTTCGCAAACATGCCGCTCAATGCTATCGGCGCGGAACTTGTACGTTTTTCCAAACAATTCAACGTCTGTACCTGCTGCACGTTTAATCTTGCATTCAATTTGCATTATCTTTTCCTTGTGTAAAAAAAAAGGGCCGGCGTTTGGTGCCGCCCCTTTTTTTGGGTCACTTATTTTGCCTTACTTTTGACGGTATAGAACCATCGCCACCAATAGCTGGTCTGCTGCGGTGGTGCTTGCGCTCTTGAACTTTACACCAATGCTTCGGTCTTCGCGTCCAGAGTCCAAAGTGAAGCCACCCACCAGAGTCATGCGTGTGACACTTGTAGCTGCAACGTCGACATCAGCGTGAAACTCGGCGCCACAAGTGCGGGCTTGATCGGTGTCACCGTAGGCGCCGGACATAATCCCAACGTCGATATCTACGCCGGTACCCATTGCGCCAGCAAGCATTACAACGTCAACGATATCGTGTTCCGCCGGCAATACGCCGATTTCAATGATATCGCCAATAGCTTTGTCGGCGGTGATAACGGTTGAAAATTTCTGCGCAACAACCTCGGCTGCGCAGCCAGATGTAGCGGGCATTTTGCGACCACTTGCCCATGCGGATTGAGTAATAGCCATCTTGATATTCTCCTGGTAAGTCGGTGCAAGCTAAACGCGGGGATCACCCCGCGCTATTGCTTATGTGTTGGGGTCTGCGGCTCCGGTGTCGATTGAAATAACACCAAAGTCTTTGTTGTTGAATCGAGTCTTCTTCATGCCAACGATACAGCCAGATGCGACTGTTGGCTCGTTGCCGAAGTCCTTCATTTCCTCTTTCCACTCCCAACGGCGGCCAGTGGGTGTGCCGTAAGCCACTACGCCGGCTTGACGGCCCATAAACAATGCCCGGGACGCACTGACGTTACTACCAGCGCCATAATCGCTGAAACGGATGGCGTTGCGGTGGCTGTGCAGAACCACGTTTTTAAGCATACCAAGTGAGCCTTTGAAGATCGGGTTGTTCCGGCCTTCGGCGGCGGCGGCGGCTTTCTGAACATCGAGCCATTCACCTGCGGATTCATTGCGCAAGTCGTGAGCCTGGAAGGGCGACATAACGCACACATAACGCTCTTCGCCTTCCATGGTAACTGGGACCATGTTGGCTGCGTCAGGGTCTTGCGCTTGCAGCATGGTGGCTTTCACCTCTGCGCGCTCAACAATAGAACGGGTCATTTTGTCACCCGCAACGATTGAACCCTTGCTGGTTGCATCGCCACCGTACATCTGGTGAATTGCATCAGGCGTCTGAAACAGATTGCCAGCGTGACCAGTGAAGTCGAGGCCAAACAGGAAATCTCTGTTGATGCCGCGCGCGCCAGACAGGTACATGAACATCAGTTCGTCGCTGAAACGGGACCAGTAATCACCCAAGCGGTTACGGGCAATGGATCGCAAGTTATGCACAGTACGCTTGCGGGTCATTTTGCCGCCGGCTGATACGGCTTTACGCGCCTGGTCGATATTTACTTCGTCGGTGTAGAATTTCAGGTTTTCCGCTTTGTTATCCAAGCGGCGGTCGCCTTCGGTGTATTCACCGCGCAGCTGCACAGACAGGTCGAATGAAATCCGGTCACCACTATCGGTTTCCAGTTCAGTCTTGCGTTGGATGATGCTGTTGTCTTCGGTACCAACGAACTTGCGCTCGAAGTATGATTTTTTGATTTGGTCGACTGCGAGTGAGCCAGACCACTTTTTTGCGGCTTTAGGATCGCCAAAAGCAACTACGGTAGAAGCCATCAGGAGTTACCCCTCATTGGGTTTAGGTTTTCGTATTAGCTCCGTCACTCCTGCGACTTCACTTGCTCGGTGTTCATTATCTGTTCGATAAAGGCTTTGTGCAAGCCAGTTACTTTTCCTTGCGCTTGCCAATGCCGTATTTTGCAGCTATTCCGCTAAGGCTTTTGATTTTCTCTACCCTGTTTATTGGAATGCTGCGGTCGGCGTCAAAGGATAATCGGGCAACCTGGCCTTTCTTTTCCTCAAGAGTTACCCGTATCTCACCATTTTTTCCAATGACAACGGTTTCTCCCGGCTTCAGGTCAATACTAAGCATTCAGGCGCCCCATATAAAGTTAGTGGCCATTTATAGGCCACGTTCTAGTTATTGCGCCAGGTAGCGCTCTTGCTCTTTTTCCGACATTGCATCAAATGCCGCTTCGTACCCTACAGGGTCAGAGTCAAGTAACCGGTCCAGCCTTGCGTATTTACTCACGTTGGTTGGGTCTTGGGTGTCCGAACTAGGCAATGCTCCTAGTGTTGGTACTGCCTTCACCACTTTTTTTGCTGCCTTTTTCCCTTCTGCAGCTTTTTTCTCTTTTGCCGGTACAGCAATGCCAAGGTCTTCATAGATTTTCGTGTGCGCCTTATTCAGCATTTCTTCGCCGGTTAGTTCTTTGTTGGCGGGATCTTTTGCCAATAAAATCACCATCCGGTCTAGGTTTTCATACAGCAAGGGCTTCGCTTCATACTGCGTGTTCTCGTCCAGAAACGAACGTACTGTGTCCATCCATACCGCGCGCTCTTGCTGCTCTTCCATTTCGACTGCAATTTGAGCCTTGAACTGCTGCTGCTCAATACCGCGCTCTTCTTTGTCCAGCGTACCCATGGATTGCCGGTATTCCTTCGTGGTCAGTTCGCCATCGTCAAACTGAACTTCCAATTCTTCGCGCTTGGTGGCAATGGTAGCGATTTTCTCTTCGATATCGGCGGGCAAATCCGCGCGTAGTAGCGGGTTATAGCCCTCTTTAGCGCTGGCCTTTTCTGCA